CCTTTCTGTTTTATCTCAACTCGATTAAGCGCGGGCAAATACGTATTAATTAACCTGTCACGTGTGCTATTCCCGCCCGTTAATGTAACATCAGAGCCTATTAACGTCTGCCCTAATAGCGTTTTATTCTTTGCGTACTGATATACATTCGCACTTGCAGCCGCATGGTTTTCAAATTGACTTATAACCCACCTGCCATTTGCAAACTTTAAACTTGCACCGTACTTTTCAAGTATTAACTTGATAACATCGGAACATTTTTTAGGTTTTTTCTTTTCAACATCTTCATAAAACAACTCAACCTGTGTACGTGTTTCTAAAAGTGGTCCGTTTACCTTATCCTGATTGACTTCAAACCAATTTACAACCGAATCTACATAAGGTTCGCTGTTTGTATAGAACTGTTCAAAGCCTGTATAAGATAGCGCGTCAATTATTGCAGCTAAATCTGTGTAATGTGAGCCTGAAGCGGTTAATATTTCATCAAAATCGTATTTTTCAAGCCTCTTTAACCCGTCTGTTGCTGTTAATTCAATAACAAATGTTTCATTGTCATCGTATTGAACTTGGTCTACAAGTAAATTGCCTATAAAGTACTTTGAATTGTTGCGTTTTATGATTATAAAGTACTGATTTTCCTTCGCTAAAACTAAATCATCTATAAATGTTTCAAATGTATTGTCAGTTGGGCGCACAATTATAGGAACCATACACCGCGAAGGCTGTGTTGGTGTGAAATAAAGCTTATCGTAGCCGTCAAATTCATGCGTAAATATCCCGCCACCTAACTTTACTTCAGTGGATGTGGACGAATAAGACACATCGTGTATCTCGACCTTCCAAGTTACACCGTTTATGTCATTTGCTTCGCCAAAAAAACGTATTCCCATTATCCGCGTCTGTTATAATTGCCCTGTCTTTGTACTGCTAGTATTAAATCTTTACCTTCAGTACGCATATTGAAGTTATTAAAGTTCGCATTGCTACCTATACCGCCCCCACCAAACCCATTGCCACCGCTTGCAGTTGGTGACATTGCAGGTGTTGAACCTCCACCACCTCCACCTGCCGAACCTGCCAACGCTCCCGCTGCTATTTGTAATGCTATAGCTCCTGCAATCATAGCCGTACCCCTTACTGGGTCAACTGCAAAAATCGCCCCACCTAATATGATTAATGCGCCTGCTATTGTACTCATTAATTGAGCCAACATAGTTTTTAAACTATCTCCAAAATCTGCACTTGATGTTAACGCCTGACCTAAAGCGTATGCAGCTTGCATACCCATATTTATAAAAGCATTTACAACCGTATTCTTAAAGTCTTCAGTTGCTTTAACTAAGTTTTCTTTTGCTGCCAACACCGATGCTTTTTGTAGTACTAAATTTATTGGCATGATTATACCTTCAGGTAAAGCCATGTTTAATTCATCAGCCATAGTGCTGTATGAATCCAATTCTTTATCAATGTTCTTTTGTCTTTCTACGGCAACTTTGTCTTCGTATTTTTCTATTGAATCCCAATACATACGCCTGTATTTAAACAGGGTTTTGCGTTCTTCATCTGCTAACTTTTCAGCTTTATCTTTAGCTTCTTTAAGTTTGTTTAATCTTTTTTCGTTTTCTTGGTTTTTAAATTCTGTAAGCTGTACCTCGTAAGCCTTTTTTATGTTATTGATGTTTGTAGTTAATCTGTTTTCATCAGCCCATGTTTTATTAGAATTTTCAAACCTTTCTTTTTCAGCTTGTATAGCTTGGTCGCGTGTTAATTTTATGTTCGCTATTTCTCTTTGCGTTTTGTCTTTTATTGTTTTATTATAAATAGCAACGTCTTTTAATATTTCACTTCCAGCTTTAACAAAAGCTTCTCTATCTAATTTGCGAGTTTCAGCAAGTTCTTTTTCCTTTTCTATTGTTTTTTGTATTTCATCATTATAACTACTCGCTGCCATTGTTAAAGCGACAACACCTGCAACTACAACACCTATACCAGTTGCCATTAATGCACCATTCAATGTCATTAATGAAGGTATAACACTTGTCTGTATCACTGCGCTTAATGCTGTGAAGCTTGCGCCCATTTCTTTTAAAGAAGCTAAACCTTGTGTAAGTGCCAATGCTGATTGTACTTTCAACATTGTTTGTTGTGCCTCTTCACTTTTAACACCCAACAAACCCATCGCGCCAGTTACTATTGAAGCTGCACCCGCTGCTTGTTGTAAAGCCCCTGCAACTACGGTAAATTTACTATCCGCTTTGAATGCGTTAATAACTACATTCGTGTCTTCGATTTTATCTTTTATCTCACCCGCTGCCTGTGCTGCTTTTATTGCGCGGGCATCCATTGCCCCATATTTATCTGCTAAATCTACTGCCTCTCTCGATAAAGCCCTGTACTGTTGTTTTAATGAATTGCCACTTGCAAGTATTGCATCAACTCCACCAGCTGCGCGTTTACTTGCTTTATCAGCTGCCTGCGCAAACTTCTCGCTTGCATCGCTAACTACTGATACGGCTTTACTTAAATCACCTTGTAAACCGTTTAACTCCGCCCTGATAGGTATTTCTAAACTCATCGCGCTACGTATAAATTATAATCTTGTTCAACAATAGCAACACCTTCATTTTTAGCGAACTCATCAAATACTGTACGCTGTTGCGAAAATACACAGTGACTTAATACAACCCCGCTATATGTGCCACTTGCATAGTCAAGTGCTGCCCTTACTTTATTAGCTAAATTTTGCGCTTGTGTTGGTGTATCTGCAACTATATCTAACTGCATTAAACTTTCATCCATTGTACTCACACCGCTTTTAGTTGCGTTTGGTGTTGTGCTTATTTCTCGATACGTTATGAATGGTGTTTGGTATGATTGATATTGAGCCAACGGTGTTATACGGCAATTACTTCCAGTGCCCACTATATTAGTTACATCGGTGTTTGTACTTAATATCTGATATATCAATACGCCTGCGCTCATTTCATTTGCTTTTTAATGTTAACTTCAATTAGATTAATTATTGACTTTTGTATTTTTTCAAAAACCTGTGCTTTCGTTTGCTCAAATGCAGGGCGCATAAATGGTCTTGAAACTATTTTACCTGTATATACGTTACCACCTTTGCGACTTCCACCGCCTTTCTTTGTCGCTCTTCTATACCTGTCTTTAGTCCCATATTCAAACCACTTTAACATATAAGCTTTGTAATAATCAAAGTCACTTCCTATGGTTACTGAATAATTGGCTTTACCCTTAAATACATTTAGGCTATTTACCATTTCAGCAGAATTTACTACACTTGAAAGGTTGGCTTTTGCCTTGCTTAACATGATTTGTGAATGACCGTATAAAATGTTTTCTACAACATCAACAGGTGCAAGTTTATCAACAGGCTGCATTAATGGTGCAAGCGTTTTTTTTACACTCGCATCTATCTTTGATTTTATTGCAGCCTTTGTCATAATTTATCAAATCCATTTTTTAACCGTTCAATATCTGCTTCACTTAACCTGCTTTGTTTCTTTTCTAATGGCATAAACTTTTCAGGGTCTTTTGCCTTTGTAGCTCCCGCACTCTTCGCAACTATCCAGCCAACTAACCTTGCACGCTTCCACTCTTCTTGTTCTCGATACTTGTTAAGCATCGCCCACCCGTTGAAACGGTGCAAGATGTAATCAATATCACCCTGCATCATTTCATCAAAGGTAAGCCCCAGCATCCCGCACACAGTAAGAAAACTACTGACTGTTCGGGGATGCGGGGCGTTTATTAGTTTCCCTGTTCTGCCACGCTAAACGCCTTGCCTATCCACTCGCTGTACGCTTCAATCACTTTTACTATCACTCCATTTTCGCTGTCAAGTATAGAGTAAACTTCCTCGATACTTTTGCCTGTGGAATGTGTGATTAAACATACTACCGTGTTGATAGGTAGCCCAAGTCCTTCAGTTGCAGGTTTCAATACTTCAAGTATTGGTTTGCCTAATTCGGTTTCTACTGATAATACAGCTTTTGTGTTTACTTTGATATTCATATTTGTTTGTTAAATTGTTGCTTCTACTAATGCACCGCTACCAGTGAACTCAACAGATACTGTCGTTAACTGATTAGCAGGTGAACTTTGTGAAATATTAGCTATGTAAACTGTGCCAGTATATTTTTTCTGACCGCCTACTTCGCTTGAACATTTCATTGTAATAGCTGTGCCTGCATCCCATTTTGAAAACAGGTCGGCAAGGTTGTAAGCTAATGATTCGTCATGGAATAATTCAGCACTAAATGACCATGACTTTAAGCCAGGCTGTACCTCTTTCCAGTTGTTTGAATCTTTGCTAGTTGCATCCAACATTTCGCGCTCAAGGCTCATGTCTGTTGATGTAAGTAAAGCTATCGGAGTTGTTCCATCGTATAGCTTGATTAGTGTTCCGTTTTGTATTGCCATTGTTTTAAGTATTAATTCTTTATATTGTTGTTGGTGTTACGCTGCCTGTACCTGTTAACTCACAACTAAATGTAGCTAACTGACCTTGAGGTGCTGTCAATGATAGGTTGCTTACATACACATCTCCCGCGTATTCAACATGACCTGTTGTTTCATCTGTTATTATTGCGTTGTATTTTGTACCGTTATCTACTGCGTTAAACAAATTCATAAAACGAATACCCGTAGGTTCGTATGTAGTTGCTGTTTGTCCTATTTCAAGTTGCGTTCCGAATACATCAATTTCACCGCCCGTTGTTGTACATTCTATTTTGCAAGTAAGTACGGTTGCATTTGTAAGCGTTGCGCCTGTCATGCTTACGCTGTATCGAGTCCATGTACTATTAACAACTATTGCATTTGTAGCGGTGTTTGTGGCTGCATCTGTAATGCTTAATGTGATATTGGTATTCACAGGTGAACGTAGCCAAACACTGAATGTACATCCATTCGCTTCGAGTGATGTTTTTTCTGTATTATCAAAATTAACCGCAGGTATTAATACGCTTTGTATGTAATCGCCCGATGCTAAACTAGATGTGCGCTGTGCGCGAATAAAACTAAAAGGGTCAGCAACACTTGCTGTTTGAAATGTAACACCGCTTAAAGTCCAATAAGTAGCGTCATTGTAATACTCCGAAAATGATATAAAGTTTTTATCGCTCGGGTTCACATAAAACCCTTCAGCACTAATTGAAAAAGATTTATTCGCAGGCTGTACAGTCTTAAACTCATTTGAGTATTTATCCGTGCTGTCAAGCATTTCGCGCTCATAGCTTACATCTAATGTTGTCAGCTTGCTTATAATCTTACCGTCAAGTAATAGCCTTATTAAATTTCCATTCTGTATCATAATATCAATGTCGCGTTTATTGTTCTACTCTCTTTACTTCTGTCGTCAATTATTCCTGTTATACCGTAACTTTTACCATCCCATACTAACTGATACTTTTCTGTAATCGCTTCTGTAATTACATTGTATCTTACAAGTACTTCGATGTTATTGGTTACTGTTTGCTTTTCGGCCTGTACATTCTCATTTGAATTAAGCATATTAACACGCGCCCAAATAGTAGTGCTGCCAACATAAGTTATAGTTGTACTGCCATCTGTTGACCTTGTATATTCAGGTGCTTGCACCGTTACTCTATGACTTAATTCACCTATTTTCACAGTTCTGTTATTAATAAGAATGTACCTGTTGTACCTGTGCTAAATACCTTTTTAACCAACACTGGGAATATACCGCCTGCGGGTATTACTACACTTGTGCCGTCTGTACTTGTATCGCTGTTTGCACGCTCTATTGGTAAAATGTTTACAGTGCCACTTGTTGAAGTGTTGTTATATACATACCCATACTTGCTTAAGTAAGCCGTGTTGCTGGGTGTGATTGTTTGTACGTTTAATCCTTTTATCATAATACTGGTTTTATTGAGTTAATGTCGAATAAGTTTTTTACTCCTAATGGTAGTTCGGTTGCTATTGTTCCTGTTACAACTGCTTGTCTGTTTTCATATAAGTGACCGAGCATAAGTTTTATACCTGCGATAATTGATTTTGGTATTAAACCTACACCCGAAAAACCTGCCGTCAATGATATTACTATTGCGTTTGGTTTTTCGTATAGTTCAATTCCGTACACGCTTTCTTTGAACTCTATTTTAGTGCATCCGTTTTCAATGGTTACGTAGTATTCAGTTGATGCAAGTGTTTGTTCGTTGTTATCTTTATCAAAGTACTTAATAGATTGAACGCTTTGCACGGGTGTTTTAAACATTCTAAATGTATTCCACTCGCGCGCATTGCAAGTCCATGTACTCTGTAACAATTCAAGTCCAGTGTATTTTTGTGCATAGTCTACACACGAACCTACCAACGCTTCAATGTAATCGTCTTCAACGTTGCCGTCAACACGCAGGTGTAGTTTAGCATCATCCAAGCTAACTACTTGCTGTGCGCTTCCTGCTACTAATGTAAAGTCAACTATATCAAACATTCTTTTTACGCCCTCTTTTTACTACCGCTTTTTCTACTTCGATGTGTTGTGTTTCTACTTTTGTTTCAATCTCTTCAACTGCCTTTGCATGACCGCTACCGATTAATGATAGTGCCGTGCTTTCTGAAAAATCATATACATGACCTTTCTTATATTTAGCTTCACTCGAAGCCATGTTTTTTAATATTTCTACTTTCATTTGTTACTTGTTAAAACAAACGGGGACGGGCGAACCCGCCCCCGAATGATATGAAAACAAACACACCTGATTAGGTCGCGTGGGTAAGCTTTTTAATCGCAGCTTGTGCGCCAGTTGAACCGATGTAACGTCCGTCATAGCGTTTGAACATTACGAATCCTACTTGGTAGAATTGTGCGTAACGCTCATCCAAACGAGTTAATTCAGCCGAACCGATGTCGCGGATAATGTATTTAGAAAAGTCACCAAACAACACTGATACGTTAGCTGAACCGATGTTAGCCATATCTTGGTTAACAATGTAGCGGTGTCCTAGTATAGTGTCGGGCTGTCCTTCTCTGTAAGATGCTTGCCATAATGGTTGGTCATAGTTAGTACCTATTGAAAGTTGTACGATAGCTTTCAATGTTTGGTCGTTCAACATGAATGTACCATTTGCGCGGTAAGCTGGGTCAAGTGCATACTTCAAGTTGATAAGGTCATCAAATGAAATTGCAGTTTGTGCAGCATTGGTTACGCCTGTTCCATCAGCAGCAGTTACTACACCCTGCGGTTGAGTAGTACCGTTACCTGTTGTGAAGTGTGCGTTGGTTCCGCGACCCATACGGTCAGCGTAAGCTTCAGCAATCAGCCCTTCAACAGGAATACCGCTATCTGTGAACAACTGCTTTGATACACGAATTACACCTGTTGTGTAGTTAAATGATTTCAAAGTAGTTGAAGCGAATACCATGTCAAGGTCTGTGGCTTCAGTGTTTTCTGAAAGTATTGAAGCCGAGTTAGCTGTATCGTTAACGCGAGGCCAAGGCAGGTCGTTACCTGTTGTGGTAGGTATTACGCGAGCAACATTCATTACACCGCCCCATGCTTTCATAGCCATGTCAACTTCATAGCTAAAACCTTCAGGTATCAAAAATCCACCTGCGGTTGTACTTGTTGATTGCGCACGTAATTCGTTCAATGCAGTAAGCTCTTTTCCGTTTAATGATTTTTCGCCTTCTGCCATGTACTTACGGAATACTGCTTTGCGCTCTTCTTTTTTGTCAACTTGCTCCTGTGATAAACCGCGCTCTTCGTTTTTGCCGATTTCTTTTGCATCCAATTCAGCTTTACGTTTCAAAGATTCAACAGTTTTGTTGATGCCGTCAACTTCAGCGTATAGCTTGTCGAACTTCGATTGCTCTTCGCTGTTCATCGCGCGCTTTTCGTTTGCGATTGTTTCTGAAAGAATATCCAACTCTTTCAGTGCCTGACCTCTTTTGTCAAGTAGGTCTTTGTGGTTTTGTGTACTCATTTTATTGTTATTTAATTTTTAAGATTTGCAATTTCATTTTACGGCTTTCAAACTCCCAGTCTTCCTGTGGCATTTCATCTTTAATAGATTCTGCCATTGAGCGACTTGCAACCGATGTATCATTATATGCAGGGTATGTAACTGGACTTACATCAAACAACCTTTCTACTTTCATAATTTTACGTAGGTTGGTCTGTTCACCTTTTTCCCATGATTGCTCTTTTACTATAAATGCAAAAGAACTTTGTGATATATCACCGCGTTGTATCGAGTAGTAAGTATTCATGTGGTCGGTGTTTCTTTTATCAAGTTTCACCTCATAACCTAAACCTATACCGTCTGCCCATATGCGTAGTGTGCCTGATTTTGTACGGCCTAATATCGAACTTTCATCATGGTTTAACAACGCGCGTACATCGTCCTGTAATACTTCATCAAATGCGTTTGGCATTATAACTTCACGTATGTAACCCAAGTCTGTTTCGCTGTTATATTTTGCAGCGTAGCCAGTTATAATATATTCGTCCTCTTCTTCATTATCAATAGAACGTACTTCATGTTTGCTTTCAAGTTCCGAAACAACAAAACGCCTCTCGGCATTCTCGATGTTTTTAATGTAGTCTTTTTTAATTTCCATTTGCCTTATTCATTATGTGATACTTGTTAAGTTCACGTTGTATAAATCCGATTATCTCTTTATTCTCTTCTTTTGTTTCAATACCTTTTTGCGCCATGTGAAAATCACTCACTTGTTCAATAGGTAACATTTGCAGGTTTATAAATCTTTGGTCACCGCCTTCAACATTATTTTTGCCCAACATCTTGCGTACTTCATTAATGCTGAATATCCCGTTTTGTAAACCGTCCTTCGCGTAATTCATTACAGACTGTGCATCGCCCTTTAACAATTCCGCAAAGTCATAACGTATCTCATGGCTCATGCGTTGCTCTTTCGTTAACAACTTGCACTCTTCTTCCCATTCAATTTCAGTTGAGTATTCAGTTAGTGTACCGCTTACAAACTGTATAGATTGGTGTTCTATATTGCTAAATGTAGCGCGTTCCAAGTCACCTAACATATGCAAAGGAACACCGTATATGGCTGCTATTTCGCGCACACCGTATTTGCGTGTGTCTAAAAACTGCGCTTCTTCAGGTGGTATTGTTAACCGCTCGTACTTCGCACCGCTACCTAATACGGCTGTACTTTGCGACTGCTCACCGCTAACTTGAGACTCCCAGTTTTCCTTCATCAACTTCGCTTGCTGTGGATTTAACGGTCCTGGTACTTGCAAGAATCCTGATGGTATTCCGCTATTGCCAAAGAACTTTGCACCATAACTTTCACTCGCTATTGTAACGCCCAATGTTTCAGCGTGTAATGCTATTGGTGATTTACCTTCATATCCATTTGTTGATATGTTTTTTAAGTGTATCAACTCATAAGGTTGCAATATTGTTGGTATTTCAGGATAGCGTGTATCTGTATTTTGATAGTATAATTTACCGCTTTGAAAACGTGGCTTAACTGCCCAAGGATATAACACGGTTAAACCTTCAGGTTCGTTATATCTGTTGCGGTGAATGTATGCGTATGCGTTTCCCCACAGTAACCTGTAAGTCAACATCAACTTATCGTAATTGAATTTATTATATAATTCAGTTGGCTGTTCACTTAATATAAAATATAGCGGATTGCCTTTATCATGTATCAAGTTACCTTCAGCATCTTCCATATAAAGATACTTTGGCGACTTCGCAATAGCTGTTGATATAATACGCACGCAAGCATCAACGGCTGCAAGCCTTAACGCCCTTTCTTCGTTTACGTGTTCACCTGATTTTGTTTGATTGCCGAATACATTATACATCCAACTCGCAGGATTTGCAAGTGTAGAACGCTTTAATAGTTGTATCGGGTTGCGTAATTTTATTAGCACGATACAAATTTATATCGTACTTTCAAAGTAGATTGTAAACAATGTTACAAATAAATTTAACTACTTTTTTTCTGTTCTGATAATACGGTTTTTCACCTGTACAAAACTTTCATAATCTGAATACCTCGACTTGCCAGTGTGAGCTATCAGTATGTTTTCAATTTTCTCATAAGCCTTTTGCGAGGTCAAACCTTCGCGCATTATCTCATAATACATTTCAATAAAATAACGTGGGTCGCGGTCTAATAGTTTAAAGATTGTTTCTGTTTTCATAATAAATATACTTGTTCGCCTTCGGCTGTTACTACTAAATACCTTGCAATAGCCATTACAGATGCTACTGGACCGTCAACCTTTTGCGTGGATTTATCTTTTGCTATCTTTACGTTTTCGTTTGCATCGCTAAACAATACAACATTTTTCATCTGCCAACGCATTACGGGTGAATTGTTATGGTATAATTTTCCGCTAATTATTCTTTTTTCAAAGTCTTTTGTCGGGTAACTCATAGCTGCTATACCCTGTGAGTGCGCCTCCATTATAACTCCATCGTTGCGCAGTTCACCTACTAATTGGTCGGAGTTCCACCTGTCATAACCTATTGAATGAATCCACCAACCTTTATCTAATAAGTCTTTTATTGTTTTTCTAATATAACTGTAATCGGTTCGCTTACCTAAATTGCCATCAGTAAATGTTAACCATCCGTCTTTTGCCCACTGCTTATAGGGTACTTTAACTTCATATTCTTTTTCTTTTGCTGTTTCTTTTGGTATATAAAAAAATGGATATATAATCTGCTTACCGTTTACATCAGGAAAATAAAACACAAGTGCGGTTGTATCGGATGTACTTGCTAAATCTAAACCACCATAACATTCATACCCAGCCAACTCTTCAATACTTATATCTATACCTTGTTCTACCCAAGTTGAATCTGGTATCCATACTGTCGGTGCATCAACCCACATATTCATATTCTTTGTAAGGAATGCTACCTGCTTTGTCGGCCTGTTAATAGCATCAACCATTTGTGAACGTAAAAATTCACGCTTCACTGACACGTCTAAATTAGGGTTTGATTTTATCCAGTTGTTTTCATCCTGCCAATCGTCACCTGCATCGAGTGAATATATGACAGCAAATAAACTTTCATCTGTTAATTCACCGCTTAATATTTTTTCGCATGACTTTCTAAACTCATAACATGGACTTAATAGGTTAAAGCCTGCCGTTGTAATAATAGACAATAGCGGTTGTTTGCGCGCTGCCATACCCGATTCGATAACGTCAAGTAAGCTGTTTGTTTCATGCGCATGATACTCGTCTATAATACCCAAGTGTATATCCAATCCATCCTGACTTTTGCTATCGCGCCCGAGTGCTTTCATGTAGCTGTTTGTTATCGGTGTTAATATCCTGTGCGCTTCATTTCGCAACTCATACACCCTGAAGTATTCAGCATCGGGCGGGTTTACTAATGGTGAACACTGAAGTATTTTAGCGGTGTCATTTACAACTATTCGTGCCTGTTCTTCCTTTGTCGCAGCTGTGATTATTTGCGCGCCCTCTTCACCATCAATAGCCATAAAGCCAATAGATAAACCTGCCATTAATGTAGTCTTTGCGTTTTTTCGAGCCATCTCCATGTACGCTTTTTTGAACCTGCGAAGGTGTGTGCGCTTATGTTTCCATCCAATTATTGAACCGATTATAAACTTTTGCCATAGTTCAAGTTTGAATGTTTGTCCGCTCCATTCGCCCTTCCATAGGTTTAACATTTCAAACATAGCAAACCAACGCTCGCACTCCGATTCATCAAAGTAGTATTCAAAGTCTTTGCGCTGCAAGTCTTTTAAGTGCCGTTCACACGCTTGTTTTACCAACGTGCCAGCAACTATTTTACCACTTAATACAAGGTCGCAATATCGTTTTACTTCGCTCATTTTAATACTTCAATTTCACATTTATTTTCATCTTCAAGCATACGCTCTAGTTCATCCCACCAATGGAAAGCTGTTATATCAGGGCATTCCACTACGTGTGTTTTTCCGTAATTAAAAGGATTATAAATAATAGTATCACCTGTGCATATCTCAACATTGTTTTTATCAAACATATTCATTGATATGCGTTTATGTTTAAGTTCGTTTATGCTTATCATTTTTTTATCAAACTCATTATTCCCGTTGGTTGTTTTTGTTTTGGATTTGCCGAAATACTTGTCCTACTTGCAGGTGTAAATCCGAATTTATCCGCTATTTTCATCGCGTTTTGTAGTGACCTTTGCGCCATGCTTTCAAGTGGGTTTGGTATCGGGTAGCCTGTCTTTGTCTTTATCACCCTGCCTTGCTGCTTTAATATAATTTCGTACTCGATGTATTTACCGTATTCATTGCAGTAATTATACAGCATTGTTTTGTCAAACTCTGTAAACAGGTTGTAGTCAATTAGCATCGGAACTATTCGCTCCCACTCTTCAAGTCCCCACTGATTCAAATGATGTGGGGCAATCGGTGTATTTCGCATTGGTTCGGGTGTAAATTCATTCTCAATCGCACGGTCTTTTCTGTACGTTCCTTCAAGTTTTTTGATAGCTGTTGGCTTTTTTTTAGCTGGCACTGTGTATTATTTATTATACAAATATATTAAATCCCCTTCATTTTAAACCGCCATGCACTAAAGT